GAGACACTTAAACTTCAGTTACTTGGTAATTGTAAGCTAAGTGTAGCTTCAGATAATCCTGATGCTGCTGACAAGCTAAGACACAAAGCTGCTACTGCACCTAATCTTATTCACAGTCTAGATGCGAGCTTATTACATCTTAGTGTCTTAAAGTTTAACGCACCTATTGCCTTAATACATGATAGTGTCTTATGTAGAGCAACTGATATGACTATTTTATCAAGTATAGTTAGAGAAACTTATATGGAATTATTTGCTAATAATTGTTATCTTACTAAATTTGCTCAATCTATAGGAGCAACTACTGAACCACCGATCATAGGAGATTTAGAACCCTCTAACGTGATTGACTCCACTTATTTTTTCTGTTAATGACACGCACAATCCACACCACTGACAAACCTGTAACACTTGAGGGATTCCAAGCTATACTATCTCCTAGTAAGTTTGGGTATTCACTTTCGGCTATAGTAGATCAACCTACTATTGATAAATTAGAAGAAGAAAGAGATTCTGTACTAAAATGGGCAGAATCTAAACTTAAGAATCCTAAGCGTTCAACACTTAAACCAGAACCATGGGAAGAAGTATCAGATGGTAAATATAAATTAAAGTTCTCTTGGAATGAAGAGAAAAGACCACCTGTAGTAGATACTGAAGGAGTACCAGTAACAGATGTTAAAACACCATTATACTCAGGGTCTACAGTTAAGCTTGGGTTTTATCAGAAACCTTATATCCTTAGAGATGGAGTTACCTATGGTAGTTCTCTTAAGCTTGTTGGTATACAAGTTGTCTCAGTAAAAAGCGAAGCTGGTGTAGATACTGGAGATTTAGATGTAAATGAAGTAGCTGAGTTATTTGGAACTACATCTGGTTTTAAAACAGGTGATCCTAATGTAACACCAACTGCTACAAAAGAAGATGAAGAAGACTTCTAAATATAGATCAGGATTAGAAGAGCAGGTTGCAAAACTGCTTGATGGTCTTGGAGTTACTTATGAATATGAATCTACAAGAGTTCCTTATACTATACAACATCACTACAGCCCTGATTTTATTCTCCCTAATCACGTATTACTTGAAACTAAAGGGTATTGGGATGCAGCCGATCGTCGTAAGATCAAAGCAGTCAAGAAGGACAACCCAGAATTAGATTTAAGGATGGTGTTTCAAAGTCCATTTAATAAGATAAGCAAGAAAAGTAAGACTACGTATGCTAAATGGTGTGAAAAACATGACATACCATGGACTGCATACCATAATATTCCACTCGATTGGTTAATTTAATGAAAAAACCCACTGTTCACAAATTACACATAACTACCAACCTATTTTATTATCTAGCAGATTGTTTCTGGGAAGATATAACTAGAATAGTACGCTATGAATTAGGAGATGAATGGTATAACAACGATGATGCTTGTCCATCTGATCAGCTTTGCGTGATGACTGATGCTCTTCAGAAATATATTAGAAGAGAATTCCCTAAAAAAACAGTAAAGTATTACGAGGAGGAACAGCAGAGATTCTTGTCTGATTTAATGGACGATGACTAACGAGTTCGTAAGACATATACCCTGCTCAGAATGTGGATCATCAGATGCTAATTCTGTGTATTCTGATGGTCACACATACTGTTTTGTATGTCATACTAGAAAAGCAGGGGACAATGATGTTATTCACAGTCAAAGAATGTCTAAAGATGTAAAACTTACAGGTTCAGCCGAACGGCTGCAAAAACGTAATATATCTGAGAAGACTAATAAATTTTATAGAATATTTCGTGATGGTAACACCTTAAGATTCCCTTATTATACTAATGATGGTGTCTTAAAAGGTGTTAAGATCAAGAACAAACAAAAAGATTTTAGATATGAAGGAATTTCCACTGATACTTTATTCGGCCAGCATCTCTTCCCTACTACTGGTAAACGTGTTGTTATTACTGAAGGTGAATTAGATGCTGCTAGCTGTTATGAAGCTATGGGAGGTTGGCCTATGGTATCATTACCACATGGAGCCGCCTCTGCAAAGAAAGATGTACAAAAGCAAATACCTTTCTTTCAAGGGTATGATGAGATTGTATTATTCTTTGATAATGATGAGCCAGGACGCAAAGCAGCGGATGAAGTAGCTACAGTATTACCACCAGGTAAAGTGAAGATTGCAAGACTGGAATCTTATAAGGATGCATCAGACGCATTACAAGCTAATGATGCAGAAGCAGTTAGAAAAGCTATATGGAATGCTAGTCCTTATAGACCTGATGGTATTATTGATGGGAAATCTTTATTAGAATTAGTAACCACACCAACTAAACCTTTTGAACATGATTACCCATTTGAAGGATTGCAAAATAAATTGTACGGTGTCCGATACGGAGAGCTTACGACGATTACTGCAGGATCTGGTCAAGGAAAATCCACATTCTGTAGGCAGCTTGCAACTCACTTTCTTCAGCAAGGGGTACGGACAGGCTACCTGGCACTTGAAGAGTCAAATAGACGAACCGCACTCGGATTAATGTCCACTGTAGTAGGTAAATCATTACACATTGGAGAACATGACCAAACAGAACTTGAAGAGCATTTTCGTAATACCATTGCTAATTGGAATCTTTACCTTTTTGATGGCTTTGGTTCTTTTGATCCCGATATCATTTACAACAGGATCGAATACCTTGCCAGTGGATTGGAGTGTCGTATTGTATTCCTCGATCACTTAAGTATATTATTATCTGGTTTAGATGGTGATGAACGTAGGATGATTGATACTACAATGACAAAATTAAGATCATTAGTAGAACGGACAGGTATTGCATTATTTTTAGTTAGTCATTTAAGACGCACACAACAAGACAAAAACCATGAAGAAGGAGCAAGAGTTACACTCGGTCAACTCCGAGGAAGTGCTGCAATATCTCAACTTAGCGATTCGGTCATTGCACTCGAAAGAAATCAACAGGGTAACAGTGAACGAAGTGCTACGACTCTTAGAGTCCTTAAAAATAGATATTCTGGCGAGACAGGTGTAGCTTGTCAATTAGATTATGATTTATCCACATGCAGATTTACTGAAAATGAAATTACGCCCAAATTCAATCCGTCCACGGATTTTTGAAGGTAGTGAATATGAACATCCATGGTATAAATATGAGGCAGAAAATTTATTAAATAAACCTAACCCACCTAGTAAAGAAGCAATTGAAAAAGCCAAGTTCGTCGATAAAACCTACCACTGGAGTGGGTCCAATAATCTTCGATCTGGAAACCAACGGACTACTAAATAATGCTACAAGATTACATTGTCTATCACTATACTGGGAAAAAGATCAAAGACAGGAAACCTTTAACGATGAAAGATATACTGAACCCGATAAAAGTTTACCAATGGGTTCTAACTACTCTATCATTGATGGTATCCACTGGCTCGAAACGGCTGAAGTTCTTATTGGTCACAACATCATCGGTTTTGATTTACCTGTTATTCAAAAGCTTTACCCTTGGTTTCGCACTGATGCTCTTATTATTGATACCCTTATTTTATCTCGCTTATATCATCCGAATCTTTACGACATAGATCAGAAACATAAATGGGATCACATGGTATTACAATTATATGGAAGACATTCTTTAGAAGCTTATGGTTATAGGTTAGGAGAATATAAAGGTAACTTTGGGAAGACAACAGATTGGAAGGAGTGGTCACAAGAAATGGAAGATTATTGTAAACAAGATGTTATGGTCACTCACAAATTATGGAAGCATTTCCACAAATACCTGAATGGGTCAAATTAGAACATCAGGTAGCAACATTATTAACACAACAAGAACTCCATGGATGGTATTTTAATGAAAGCTCTGCACGGCAACTTGAATCTTCTCTCAGACGAGAGTATGAAGAAACTTGTCAATTACTACGCAACAGGTATCCTTACGTTGAGGGACCACTATTCACTCCTAAGCGAGATAATAGGACCAGAGGCTTGGTCGCAGGTGCTCCGAGTACCAGGTTAAAAGATTTTAATCCCACTTCAAGGGATCATATATCATGGATATTACAAACACACTACAACTGGACACCGAGCTTACTAACTGCTTCAGGGAAGGCGGTTATAGACGAGACCGTATTGAAAGATATTGGAACGGATATTGCTCTCCAATTTCTGACACTACTGGATCTGACCAAAAAGCTTGGGATGATATCAGAAGGCGTGAACGCATGGCAGAAGCTTGTTACGACATCTAGCAGAATCCATCATCATTGTTCTACTGCAACCCAGACATTTAGGTGTGCACATCGTTCACCAAACTTAGCTCAAGTACCATCAGATGAAAGATTCAGGAAATTATTTACAGCGAGTCCCGGTTATGTATTGGTTGGTGCCGATCTTAGTGGTATTGAGTTACGGATGCTCTCGCATTACCTCGCCAGATACGATGGCGGACGCTATAAAGAAATACTGCTCAACGGAGATATACACCAAACAAATGCAGATAAGATCGGAGTCACTAGATCACAAATAAAGACAATTTCGTATGCCTTTCTTTATGGGGCTGGCGATGCTAAATTAGGATACTCTTATGACAAACAATTATCTGAAGCGAAAGCAAGGAAGAAAGGAAAAGAAATACGTAAAGCTTATGTTGATGCCATACCAGGTCTTAAAGAACTTCTGGAGGCAGTACACAAGGCTAGTGAGAGGGGATATGTATGCGGATTGGATCACCGTCGCATCTTGTGTGACTCGCGGCACAAGTCCCTTAACTACTTATTACAAGGATCCGCAGCGATCATCGCAAAACGATGGATGGTTTTAACACATGAAGCTATACAAAAGATGTCCTTAAAATGTCATCAACTAGCTTTTGTTCATGATGAATTACAATTTGAATCACAATCAGAACATGTAAATGATTTAAAATCTTTATTAGAATTAACAGCTCAAGAAGCTGGTGAATATTATAAAGTACGTATCCCTATTGCTGCTGAATCTAAATCAGGTGCTACTTGGGCAGATGTACATTAACAATATATGAAATTATTAATTGATGCAGATTACATCGTCTACAAATCGTGTGCGGCGGCAGAAACTGAAATTGATTGGGGTGATGACACTATTCTTGTCACTAGCCAGTTTAGCGACGCATACGCTGCCACAAGTAGAGAACTTACCAAGATTAAAAACAAATTTGGGGCATTCTCTACTTTAATACTATTCTTTTCAGATAGTATAAACTTTAGAAAGAAAATTTTACCTGATTATAAAGGTCATAGAAACCGTAAAAAACCTTGTGGATATAAGCGTGTTATCAATGCATTAAAAGAAGAGTATAAGGTTATTATTAAACCTACTCTTGAAGCTGATGATGCAATGGGTATATATGCTACTAAATATCCTGGTAATATGATCGTCTCACCTGATAAAGATATGAGACAAATACCAGGTAAGTTATATAACTTCGAAGATACATTCACAGTCAGTTCTGAGGAAGGTGCTAAATGGCATTTAATCCAAACATGTGCTGGAGATTCTACTGATGGCTATGGTGGTATACCTGGTATTGGTGTGAAACGTGCTGAATTATTATTTGAAGAACATGGTTATTCTTGGAAAACCGTGGTTAAAGCATTTAAAGATAAAGACTTATCTGAAGATATTGCTTTAATTAATGCTAGACTTGCTCGTATACTAACCGTAACAGATTATGACTTCGCAACAAAAAAACCAAAACTCTGGTCTCCCAGCTCCGATTACGAAGTTAACAGTGGAGCAAGATCTAAAGTTAAGGTTAATAAAGGATCAACTTAAATCTATTAATTTAGAAAGGCATAAAGAAGATATGCTAACTTTTATTTTAGCTTTACAAACTCAAAACTTTGTATTAGCTAATTCCATCACCAACTTAATTAACAAATGGCCGAAGGA